CAGTTCTCGGCGGTCAACCAATGGCACACCGACGCGGTGTACCGGGCGATGATTTCAGCGTTCCCGGGCGTGCGTCCGGATGGCGTGTATTTCGAGCATGGCGCGCCCCGGGGTCCGGGCAGTGCCAACGCCTTTGTGCTGTTCGATGCTGACGTGCCTGCAGCGACTTACCTGGAGCAAATCAACTCGCACATCCGGGACCAGGGCAACCATGGCCACGGTGACGATCTGCTGGTGATGGTCATGCCGGAAACCCTACACGCGTTGCGGGTGACCCTCTGGCCGCGCTCCACCCTGAGTGATGCCCAGCGACAAACCCTGCAGGACGAAACCGCGCTGTTCATCCGGGCGGCGTTTCGCGAAAGCACCACCAGCGACTACCAACCGACGCTGACTTATCCACAGTCGCGCTTTTCATTCAGCCGCCTGGGTGAAGAGCTGCACCAGCAATTCCCGGGGATCGAATCGTTGCACTTCGACAACGACGACATCCTGTCAGAGCTGAACATACCCCGGATCCAGAGTCTGGAGGTGCTGACCAATGATTAAGCTCGAGCTGAAATTCTGGTTGGCCGGTACCGAGCTGACCAAGCTCAAGGACGCCGCGCAGTCCTGGTGGGGCAAGGTCGAGGGTTGGTTGCGCTGGCCGCTGCTGCAGCTAGACGCTGACACCTGCCATTTGACCATGCTCGATTTGCTGGCCTGGCAGCGCGACATCACCCGCTTCAAAGGCGAGCCCGAAAGCATGTACCGCTTGCGCGTGAAGTTCGCCTTCATCAACGCGGTCGACGCCGGCAGCACCGCAGGGATGAAACGCATCCTGCAGCGCCTGGGCGTCGGCTACATCGAGATCGAGGAGCGCATGCTCGATCGGGATTGGGACGTCGTGCTGCTGCGTTTCTCGGACACCCAGCTTTCACAGAACCCGGAACTGCTGCGGGTTTTGATTCAGCAATACGGCCGCACCTGCCGCCGTTATGACTTCGTGACCATCACGCCGGTGCCGTTTCGCATCGCGCTGGTCGACTTCAACGACGACCAGCAAACGCTGGTTGCCAGTCTTTAGGAGCCCCCATGGGAGCCAGTATTACCCTTGCGGGTGAAAGCCTGATCGCGCAGAAACACGCCGCCCAGTTGGGCCTCGATGTCACGCGCTTTATTTTTGCCAACGTGCCCGGGCTTGACCCGAGCGGGCCGGTGGATCGCGCCGCGTCGAAACCTGCCGCCGCGCAGATCGTTCACGTTTACGACATTCCCAAGGAGAACGCCGGCTACGTGAACCCCAACCAAGTGGTCTACAGCTCGCAGATCGGCTCCGACGTCGGCGACTGGGACTTCAACTGGATCGGGCTCGAGACGGCCGAGGGCGTGCTGTTCGCCGTGGCCTATGTGCCGCTGCAGATCAAGCGTCGCAACATTCCGCCGCTGCAGATCGGCAACAACCTGACGCGCAACTTTCTGGTGGCGTTCGACGGTGCCCAGGCGCTGACCGGCATCACGATCGATGCCAGCACCTGGCAGCATGACTTCACCGTGCGCTTGGCCGGCATCGATGAGCGTGAGCGATTGAGCAACCGCGACGTCTTTGGCCGTGCGTGTTTCTTCGGCGCCTCGCTGCAGTTGGTGAAGGTCGGCAGCGCTTACCAGCTGCAACCGGGCAGCGCCTACATCGAAGGCATTCGCCTGGTGCGCTCTGCCGCGCTTGCGGTAGTGCCGCCGGCATTCCCCACCACCGCGTGGCTGGACGTCTCCCTGCAGCGCGAACTCAGCGATGTCGTGGCCAGCTGGAACGTGGTGTTTGCCGCCGATCGCCCTGACTACACCGACAGCGCCGGCGTGCGCCATTACTGCGTGGCACTGGCGGATTTGCCGAACGCCGGCACCGTCACCGATCGCCGAAGTGTCGAGCTGATCGACGGGCCGCTGGTTAAGCACTTCGCGGCGCGCACGGGTGATTACGAGTTCCTGCGCGCACGGGCGACCACCAAAGAAGACGTAGACCTGGGCAATCTGCCGAACGCCAAAAGCGACAGCCTGGTGCTCGCCGATAGCGAAAGCCTGGCGACATCGAAGGCGGTCGCGGACCTGTGGAAAACGATCTGCGTGCAGATATCCAACGTGGCGGCGGATAAGTTGCTGACAGCTGCCGAACGCGGGTTAGTGGTGGTCGACGCGGCCGCTGGCAATCGCACCGTGACGTTGCCGGCAGCGAATGCGGCACTGGGGGTGATCGACTTCATCATCCGCCGTGCGGACAACAGCGTGAACCGCCTCGTGGTGCAAACCAGCGGCGCGGACAAGATCAAGTTTCACACCCATTTGCGCGCCGCCGGTTACAGCTTTTTGACCCTGATGGGTTCGGGCGATTGGTGGCATTTGCGCAGTGACGGTGCCGGCAACTGGTGGCCGGTGGGCCGCTTCGACACCACGCCTTTGGGCCGGCCGGTATTTGAGACCACAACGGTGTTCCAGCCGGGCGGTTACGGCGCCTTGAACAGCGCCGTGTTCAATCGCGCTGACTGGCCGTGGTTATGGGATCACGCACAGCAGTCCACGATGCTGACCACCGACGCCGCACGATCAGGAATGGAAGGTGGATGGACCAGCGGCGACGGTGTGCTGACGTTCCGAGGGCCGGAAGGTCGAGGCGAATTCATGCGAATCCTGGACGAAAGCCGGGGTGTGGATGTTGGCCGCGCTGCTGGTAGCTGGAAAGCCGACGAATTAAGACGCCACACCCATGACTACCAGTGGACCGCCATTTCTGCCCAGCTCGCCGCCGGCGCGTCCTGGTACTCGCTGCTCTATCAACAGTTCGCCACGTCGGCCACCGGCGGGATCGAAACCCGCCCTCGATCAATCGCGTATCCGGGCCGGATCAAACTCATTTAAGGGGCTTCAATGTTTACCTATTTTTTTGATCCGCTCGGCGTGTTGACCGGGCCATTTGAACTGCCGGAAATCCCGGGTGTGGGCCAGCAATTGCCAGGAAACGCCGTCCAAATGGAAAGCCCGTTGGCTGTACCTGACGCTGGCAATGTGTGGGTGTTGGGCGAGGACCAGCCGGAGCAAATGGCCGATAATCGGGGCGTCGTTTTCAATACGGAAACCGGCGCCGAAAGCATCCAGCTCGAGCTGGGTCCGCTGCCTGAAGGACTGACCAAAGAGCCAAGGCCGTCGACAGTTCATGCGTGGCGTTCTGGGGCATGGGTCAAAGATCCCGCGCAGATACACCAGACGAAAACCATTGAGGTAAACCGCGCTTGTGAAGCCGCTATCGTAGAAGGTTTCTGTTCGGATGCGTTGGGCGAAACGCACAAGTACAGCAGCCAAATGGAAGACCAGTTGAACCTCAACGGCGCGATTCTGCGCGGATTGGACACGCTCTATGCGTGCCGCGACGAACTGGGCCGCAAGGACTACCGACCGCACACCTTTGCCCAGGTCAGTCAGGTGTGGGATGACTTCACCGAGTACAAGCTGCAGCTGCTGCAGAAAGCGCTGCAGTTGAAAGAGACACTGGACCAGGCACTGGAGCGCGACGACGTGGACGCGCTCGAGGCGGTGAACTGGGAGTCGCTCCCATGACTTGGTCACCGGTGACGATGCGCTGGCCAGAACAAGCCACGCAATGGATGGAAGGACTGAGCGCGGCACAGGATCTGGCCGGCGGCGAGCTGGCCAGCACTGCGTTACGTCTGGCGAGCCTCGACGGCATGACCACCACGAACCCGGGGCCAGTCGGTGACGCGGCGAAAGGCGCGATCGCCGCCGGACGTGCAGCGATGGCGGGGCAGTTTGGCGAAGCGCCTGCCTGCCTGGTGGTGACACCATTCCAGAGTGGTATTGGCCAGGGACGCGGCAATCAACGTTTTCTGTCTGCGCCGAATCTGCTGCAGCAGCTGGCCGGCAAATTGATCGACGGCACCGACAGCGGGCGTCCGACCGGACCCCAGTACGCGCTGTCACTGATGTTCCTGGGCACCAATTACGCCCAGCTGGCCGCTACGCTGTCGCGCTTCAATGCGCTGCTACCGATCCCGGACCTGGTGCGCACAGAGCGTCGGGCCGGACATCTATCGACGTTGGAGACAGACAAATGGGTTATCTCCAGTTCTGGCCCGCTGCCGCGTTGGCAAGCGCTGCCGCTTGAACGCTGCACATTGGTCAAAGCTGCGAAGCAATCGATGTCCGGCCAACTGGCGGTGCTTGAGAGCTACGCGGCCGACAGTTCACCGATGGCCGATCTGGCAGCGCTGGCCACACGTAAAGCGGCGCAGCAGCAGGGCCGGGATCAACAGCTGAATGACCTCAAGGCGCTGCTGGCCGGAGGCTCGGCCGACACCAGCATGCGCGCACGGCTGATCGGTCCGGGTGATGTGAACGAACTGCGCCGCTCGCTGCTCGAGGGCGAAGCACCAGGTCATGAGTGGGTGCTGTCTGCAGGCGTGCTGTTGGTGGGGTCGCTGGAAGGCTTGAGCTTCGTGCGGGAGCTGGTCGGCCTATGACGCTATTACTCGACGGCGAGCAGGTCCTGGGCAAGCGGATGAAGATCACCGCCAACCTGCGCATCGAAGCCGATGACATGTCTGGCCAGACCAGCAACACCGAGACTGCCCACAAGGGCTTCAAGCCGAAAACCCTAGCGGTGTCGCTGATGATCCCCTTCGTTGATGCGGTGCAGATGCGCACGATCATGCGCTTGGCCGAGGCCACTGCCGGCGGTGGCCAGCTCAAGATGTACCGGATTGTCAACGATACCGCCGCCGCGTTCGGCATTCGTGAGGTGCAGTTTTCGGACGGTGTCAGCGCCCGGGAAGACGACACGCTGGCCGCTTGGCTGGTCCAGTTCACACTGTCGGAAAAAGCCTCGAACCCCGAGAAGGTTGA